GCATCGCCCTCTTGCATGACGATCTGCAATGTCTGGTCATCTAGACCCGAATATTCCTCAATTCGGACAGACTCGGTGTCCTCAATCCACGCCTTGACAATGCCACACTTCCTGACAAGAGCGTCTTTAAATGTGGCGTATGCCACCATAAAACCGTTGTTGTCGTTGTTAAAAACATAGTTGCAATAGTCTGTGGCTTGCTGTGCGTTTTCTACATCCTCTGGACCACGCGGGACAAACTCCACCGTGTTCTCTGTGGAGAAAAACACACGCATCAAGGACGGCAGCATGGCAGACACGGTGTCTCTCACCTCCATCGCCACAACTTGAGAGCGTCCGTCTTCCTCGTTGCCGAAGGGGTCTCCTCGGTAATACTCAGTACCGCGAGCGCGGATAGGTGAGAGGTCAGAGTCGATATAGCTCACAGCGTCTGTGATCTCTTGACCCATCATTGCCTCAAGGTCTGTGTCTGTCATAGGGGTGAGTGTCGGGTCAACCTGCGACGCGATGTCTGTGCTCAATCCCAGCTCGTTAGTAATATTCATTTTTTACCCTTAGTCAATACGACATACATGGAGTCCACAGCTCGCGGAGTCCTTAACAGTTCTTCTTGCGTCAATTTTAGGTCTTGTGCGAATGGATTTAACCTAAATTCCAAGTGCGTCATGTAAAACCTGTCTTCCCAGCCAAGATACCAATGCCAGTCGGTGTAGTAAAGCCACGACTTTTCGTTAAACGCTCTCAGGTGAGTCGGGTCTTGCCACGCACCATAAGACAAGTCATAAGGCACATGGATGCGCATCTCGCCACCAACTTTCAGCAATTCCTTGCAGCTCGTCATTGCACCCACCAGATCAGGTAAATGCTCAAGCACATCGTTCGCCAAGATCATGTCAAACATCTCTGGCTGCACATCAAAGTCGCCAAGTCTTGTGGAGATCGCGTCGCCCCACGGGACATTGCAGATGTCGAGTAACCAGTCGTGCTTGACGCGCAGTTGAATGTCTGCGTTGATGCAGTCTTCCCGAAAGTCCTTGCCAGAGCCTAAGTTAAGTACCAAAGAAGTGTTCGACATACTGTGGGCGGTTCTCTTTTATCCAAGGTAAAGCCTCGGCAACAAGTTGTTGTGCGTTCTCGCCAATCGTTTGGCTGCCAACATGATGCACATAGGCGCTAGAGACAAAATGCCGATAGCCCTGAGTGGTGAGGTCTGCGCAGCTCACATCGTCTGAATACCAGTTCAAAGGTCCAAACCTGCCGTGATGCCATGCGTCTCTGCTTATGTACGCGAAGATTGGTGACACATTGTCTGTTGGACGAATGAATTGCTCGGACTTAAAGCGATTCATGTACAGAGGGTCACCGTCTGGGTTATATCTGATATTCTGAGACGGTCTCACGCAGTCGCTTCGAGCGCCAACCCATCCGACATTGGGTTCTAACTCCTTGATGACCTGCACATCTTCCAATAGGCGCTGGTAGCTGTTCGGTGTCAGCACCACATCGTCATTGCAGACGATGCAAGCCTGTGCGTACTTCAGAGCGTCGTCGATTACTTCGTTGTAATCGTCGCCAAAGTTACGGGGTTCGCCAAAGATAAGCCTTGCGTTTTTGTATCCAGAGACGACTCTCTCTGTGCCACGCAAGTAAACAAACGCCTCTGGTGCGTATTGCTTGATCGATTCCAAGAGGACTGGCAAACCCTTGCCGTGTACCGTCGAGATGCAGATTGGGATCACTTCTTAGCCTTATTCCTTGCGGAGATCGCCTTTGCCTTCGCCTTGGCATCTGCCTTGCTGGACGCGCCCCATGCGTTGAGACTCAAGAGAAGACGGGTCTTTTCACCGTCCTTGTACTCTGGTCCAGCCATGTTTCCCATACGAGCCAAAAAGCTGGCGCGTCTGGGGTTATCGCCTGACTTGACAGGGGGCTTCAAGTTCATGCCTTCAGCCTTAGCCGAGGCACGACCTTTAGCATTCAAGCCACCAGTTGGTGACTTGCCCTCTTTCCTCTGCCAAGCTGCGCTCACTTCTTAGCCTTCGGCTTCTTGGCGGTCTTGGCAGCAGCCTTGAAGTCGGCAGCACTTGGAGCAGCCTTAGAGCCGACCTTGTTCATCTTCTCGCCTGAGCCAGCAGCGATGCGTGCTCTCTTTGCTTGAATATTGGAATAAAGACCTGCTTTCATTTCTCGCCCTCCTCGTAGTCTTCGCCCTCTTCCATGTCCTCGTCCTTGGCTTCGCCAGTATTTGGACCGCCAACGACCCAAGCACGACACGACCTTTGTGCCGAGCATTTAAAATCAAAAATCTCGCAGTATCCGAGGTCTGCTAACTTCACAACGCCCCACGGGTCAGCTTCATTTCCGATGCCGTCAGCAATACATTGCTTGATGTCTTCTGAGACATTGAAGGCTGCGCAGTTTCCGCAAAGACTTTTCTTAGCGTCTTCGGCAGAGACATCCCACTCGTCAGCCATGCGCTTCCAGTAAGCCTCGTTAGGCAGATTCGGGTTCTCTGGACCGTACTTCGCAGCCGTGATCGCCTTGGCGCGGTTCTTTAGATTAAGGGTGATGTCTTGCGTGGGGAGTGGACACTCGCTGGTGTCGCTCTCGGACATCATCTGATCCATTGCGCCTTGTAAACGCTTGGGGTATGAGGTAGCCATGATTACTTCTTACCTTTCTGTTTTACGCCAGCAGAGGACAGGGCAATAGCCAAGCCCTGAGCCTTGCTCTTGACGACTGGACCACCTTTACCTGAGTGCAGTTTCCCCGCCTTGAACTCGTTAAAAACTTTAGAAATTTTCTTCTCTGTCTTTGTCTTTTTCATCATGTCAATGACTCCTTGATTGGGATACCCGAATTATGCAACCCGCGAGAGGTTTCTTTTCAACGGTTGAGACCACTTCTGGCTTGCGTTAGCCCCAAACATTCCTACGGCAGCATCGCTTGCGAAGGTCAGGACGAAGCTATCGGCACAATTTGCAACAAGCACGCCATTTGCGTAGTACACATTATCAAAATCAAGGGTTAAGTTGTAAACCTCTGTCTCGCTCACCTCGTAGCTTGTTGGAGCAGTCTCTAGAGCAGCATTCTTGACTCCGATATTTGTTAAAAGTGAATTTAGACGAGCAGTAAATGCAAACTCCCTCGGCTGTATGTTTTTTGTAGTAATACTTCTGAGTGCAAGGTTTTGAGCAAAATTTTGCTTTTGTTGGGTAAAAGCTAGTAAACAGTCCACCACATACTTCGCAAACACACGGGCTTGGTTTTCTTTTGTCCCATGCTTGTTTTCCGTTTTTACTGTGCCATGCAAGACCTTCTGGTGATGCGTGCCACAACTTTGCTGCCTCTCTTGCAAGTGCAAGCCCATCTGTGAATGATTTTGCTTGCTTCTCATCTTTCCATCGCTCGACCATGTGCTCACGACGATGTTTTGTTTCATGCACGCATTCCAAATTGGAAATTGAATTGTTCCTCCAGTCGCCATCTGTGTGGTGAATATGATGTTCTTTCGGTATCTCTCCAAACTCATCAATCCAGATACGCCTGTGTAAAAGTCTTTCGCTTGAATCCTTCCTGCCAGACTGGAAATATCTACCTGTCTTTTGAAGCCAAAACTTCTCTCCCTTGTACACAACAAATTCAACATCTTCCATTTCAAGTCCCCAATAATTGAAACAGACTCTATTGTATTGTCTAATGACAATGAATCAAGGCTTATCCATCCTTTATCCCATGTAAATATTTTGTGAGACCCTTTTCCCACAAGCGATCTGCCATTTGAAAATTTAACGCTAGTAAGTTTTGTCGTTGTGCTTTTCCAGTTTTTTATAACTTTTCTATTTCCAACAGGAGTCGTTACAACATCTCCAACTTGAATTGACTCAATCGGCACTTCTCCACTTGGAGTCATAACCATAGTGCCAGCAACAAAACAGTCGGGGGACTTCAAGCCACGCTTTCTAATATCGTCCTTACCCTCAACCTGCACCTTTCCGCTTGAAGTGAAAAAATATCTAACGGTTGCAAGCTCCGCAACTAATGCCTCGTCATTGGGGATGCGGCAGTCACGCGCCTCAAACCACGCCTTTGCCTTGTACCAAAGCTCTGCCCGAAGATTCCTGTAAGTCGTACCCATCGCGGGGGACTCGGAGACATTGATTCCCCTAGCGGGAAGACCGAGTTCTCTGAGACGGTCTACGACACCAGCACCAAGACCAATCGAGTCCACCATGATCTCGTGTGGACGCTGACTCGGTGCTAAGGCTTCCCACTCTGCGACTACTGCGCCTGTGAGTTGCATCAAGTCCAGATTCTTCCAAGTCTTTGTGGGTTCTATGAGGGCGTTGCCTTGTCTTTTGCTTAGAGCACTTCTATCCCCACCAAAGCGTGCGACATCCAGTCCCCAGATCAGCTTTGCGTGCTGAGATGTCTCGACATCCCTGTGCTTTGCCAACTCCAAGAGTTCCATCGGGATGATCGTGTCGTCGTCTGACCTTGGAAACTCGCCCAGTACCCTGATCCTGTAAGCATTCGACTCTTCCCCGTACCTAGCCTTCATCTCCTCAACATAGGCATCGGAGACCCTTGGCGAGTCAACGCAAGAGACTTTCATCGTCACCCAGTCGTTTGCGAGTCGGTTCTGGGTGTCGTAGAAAAACCCGCTAGAGCGTACAGGGTTGCCCAGCAGTAGGGTCACGGCATTGTGTCCAGACATTGACCCCGCAGCAGCCTCAAAGACAGCCTCTGGGATGCCAGACGCCTCGTCAGCCACCAGCATCACATTCTCGCTGTGGACACCTTGCAGGGCTTCGGGTTGCTCTGCCCTGCTGGTTCTGGCTGACACGAAAGCCTCTGTCGCTGCCTCCTTGACCTCGATCCTGTCTTGCTTGACCTCCAACATATCCCTCAAGGTCTCAGGCAGTTCCTTCACCCAGCGCTTTAGTTCCGCAAAGAGTGCGTCGTAGAGTTGGCTGGATGTGGGGGCGGTGACGACGACCTTGACGGGATACCGCAAGAGCAAATACCAGATGATCGCCCAGCTCGCTGCTGTGGACTTGCCTACGCCATGACCAGACCTTACCGATATTCTGCGGTTGCCCTTTGCGATGTGCATTAGGAATGTCTCTTGCCAAGTGTCTGGGTTGGCTTT